CGTAATACTTGTCTATATATTCTTTTGTGCTTTGGGTCATAGTTTTTAATTGTGTAGTCAGTTAAAGCTGCCATTACAAAACCTGTTGCAATTAGCAGAAGGCAAATAGCGTAAATCATTTTGAGTATATATCTTGTAATTGCCCAATAAGGTAACAAGCTACTAAAAATACGGCTAAAAGTTGTGCGGTTTCTTTTTTCATTGTGTTTGTGTTTTGATTAAATAATAATCAAATATACAAGTTCTACACAATCCACCAAATTTATTTTTGTAACCTTGTTGCAATTATAGGAATGCGTATCTACCCGTGCCACGTTTAAGGCTAAAGTTCTGCCAAGCCAAAGCCAAAGCCATTACGGCATCATCGTGGAAGCCTGAAGGTGCAGAGTACTTAACCCCCGTTGCCGTGTACATATACTCAAATACTTCTAATTCCTGGCTTATTATTCCTTCAGGATAGCCAATCTTACCTTGATGTATTGCAGCCTGTAAGCCTTCCATTAGCTGCTGCTTACTTGAACTTGTAAACTTTAAACCTTGTATCATTACTCCTTCTCTTTGTAAGTCCTCAAGAATAGGGTCGCCAACCCCCGTAGAATCGACAAGGATAGGGCATTTAGGCAGCCTAAGAATAGTTTGCTTGGTATTATGCCAATCCATCTGGAAGCGGTCAAAATAAGCTACATTTCCATCTTCGTCTAAACCTACTATTACTGTCCAATCGACTGACTTAGCTAAGTCAATCCCATAAGATACTACCGGCATTGTTGTTACTGGGTGTATGCACTTGCGTATATGTTGGCTTCCAAAAGGGTTTGCTGCGTTCTCGGCAGGGTTTGCCATATACTCTTGCTCAAACACAACCTCGGGCAGTTGCCTACGGGCATCGTCTATCTCTTGTGGGTCAATGTAAGGGTTATCGTATGTAGTAAACTTAAAGCTTTGCCAATCGGGTTCGGCTTTACTAAACAAACTAAAAAAGTAGTTTTTACCTTTAGGGGTGCTTAAGAATATAGCTTTACCCTTGTAGTCCGTTAAGGTAGGTCTTATTGAGTTAAGCCACCCATCTTCTAAGTCAGGTATAAAAGAAGCTTCATCTACAATTACGAGGTTAAACTTGCGCCCTCTCAGGTTATCCAATCGTTCCCCTGTAAAGAACTCTACCTTGCCACCATTTGGGAAGCTGATATTTAAGTCCGATTTGTTATTAGGGAAGGGAAGGCTATTGCAAAGCTTCTCAAAGAATACTTTAGCCAATTTATAGGTAGGGGTTATGTATGCAACCTGTCCGCCTTTAATTGCGGTTGTAATACATTTGATTTGGCTTAACTCCGATTTGCCGAACCTTCGACCGCACATAACAACTATGTACCTTGCTTCGCAGTCAAGTATCTTCTTTTGGTTTATATGTCCGTTAGGTAGTTCTATCCGCATTAAAGAATTGTCTTGCCGTCTACAAATACTATCTCAATTCTGTTATCTGTTTGAATATCCATTTGTTCTTTAGGCTTACCATAAACACGGGTAAGCAAAGTTTCTAAACTATAAAGGCTACCCTTCTCTAAGCTTTTACGCATAGCTGCTGCAATCGTCTTTTCAAGTATTGTTGCCTTCGGGTTATCCCATACTGTTTTAAGTTCCTCTAAGTCCATTGACATCATAGCTTGTATGGTATCGTTTATTTCAGCAAGTTTATATCCCTGCTCTTTTAGTAGGCTTACATACTTCCTGGGTCTGCCGTTTGGGTTTCCTGATTGTCCTGGTTTGAATGGTATTAAGTGTTCTTTGCTCATTCTGTTACGCTTCTGTTTTAACATAAGGTTGACCATTCCTTTTAACTTCTAATGTCGGGTCGAGATTAATCATTCGGTCTACTATAACCTGGCAGTACTTTGGGTCAAGTTCTGTGCCGTAACATCTTCTTTTGAGTTGATGTGCTGCTACCATTGTTGAACCTGAACCTAAAAATCCGTCTGCTACCAATTCTCCTATTTTAGACGAGTTCTCAATCAATGGTGCTAATAGTTTAATTGGCTTCATTGTAGGATGAACATCATTTTTAGAAGGCTTATCGCAATGTATTATTGTTGTCTTTTGTTTGTCTGATGTCATCTCCTTAACTAAGTCAAGCAATTCTTTTTTACTTAGTTTTCTGTAATCTGCAATATCTTCAATAACAGTTGTTTTGGTTCTATCGTCTGTGAAGTAATGTGCTGCTCCTTCTTTCCAACCATAAAGGCAAGGCTCGTGTTTCCAGTGATAATCTTGTCTACCCATTACCAATGCGTTCTTAACCCATATTAAGCATTGCTTTAATAATAATCCTGAGTCCTTAAATGCTTGTCTAAAATTTGCTCCTTCGCTATCTGCATGCCATACATACCAAGCACCACCTGGTTTTGTATAACTTCCTAATGCAGTATAGAAATCATATAAAAATTGATAAAAGGAGTCATTTGTCATTTGGTCATTCATAATCTTTAAACCTGTACCGCCTTCATAGTTTACATTGTAAGGTGGGTCAGTCATAACCATATCGCATAATTCTTTTTGAAACAATCTTTCCCAGGTATCTGTTTCTGTTGAACTTCCGCATAGTAATTTATGTTGTCCGATTTCAAATAGGTCTCCTGGAACTATATCTGTTTCAATGCCACCTTCTGGAACATCAAAGTCATCCTCTTCAACTTCTGGTATTGTTTCCTCATTAACAAATCCTGGAATATCTAATCCCCATTCGGTTAACTCATCTACATCCCAATTGTTAGCAAGGTCATCCCAATCCCACTCGCCATAGCCTACATTGTCTTTAACTATAAACTCTTTTTGTTGTTGCTCGCTTAGTTCACTTGCTTTGATTATAGGTATCTCTTTAAGTCCGGCTTCTTTACAAGCCTTAAGTCTCATATTGCCACCAAGCACAACCATATCGTCATTAACTACAATAGGTCTAAGGTTTAGCATTTGTGGGAACTCATTAATTGACTTTACGAGCTTTGCAAACTTATCGTCTTTGATTATCCTGGGGTTGTTAGGGTTTGCTTTTACTGTGTTGATTGGTACGTTTTGTATCATAGTATTCCGTTTATTATATCGTTTGCTTCGTCTATTGCATTTTGTTGTTCAATGAAAGTGTCAACGTCTGCTATGTGCTTATTGATTAAAGTTTCTGCCATCGCATATGTGTAGTTACCGATTGTGGTCATATCGTCTCCATTTTTACCCGTCTTACATACCGCAAGGAAGTAAGCTTTGTTTGTTAATAAATACCATATAGCCCATAACTTTCTCATCTGCCTTGACCTCTATAAGCTTTTTCTCTTGGCGTGTGCTTATTAAAGGACTTCTTTGCAGAACCTCTTTTGCGTTTGCCAAAGCTAACTTTGTTATTGTTTTCTTTAATCTTTGCCATAATTCTTTGCGTGTAAGTCTTTTAAAAACTCTTTATATTGTTTTTTGTCTCCGTATTCTATGTGGCACTTCCTACACAAACCCATTAGGTTTTCAATCGTGTCTTTGGCTTTACTGCCACCCATTCCCCTCGCTTCAATATGATGTATATCTACCGCTTGTGAGCCACACACTTCGCAAGGAATAAAGTCCGTTTTTTTATACCCCATTCCCTGCAAATATATTTGTGTGTGTTTCTGCATAGCTTCCCCATTAAATTTTCCGTTGATTAATAATTAAAAAATTTAACTATGCAAATTATTTTCCGTCTATTTCTTTTAGTTTATTAATTGCCCATTCAACCCCACTTGTACCGCCCCAAGCATCCCACATCAAACCGCCACAACCTTCACTATAAGGAACGTCTTTATGCTGCTGATGTCTTTTAAATGAAGCCATACGGGCAATCGTATCTCTACTAATCGGCTCACGATTTGCCAACTGTCTTGCCCTTGCTTTGCCTGTTGCTTCTCCGCAAGAACCCCACCCGTGTTCCTCTACCCACTTCAAAGCTCTCTTTGCGTTATTAGTTGCACTTTCGGGATAGTCGGTATAGCTTTCGGCAAACTTGCCACCTGCAAGAATAGCCTTCCAAACTTGCATTGCTTTTTCCTCGGTATCGTAAACGCAACCGCCTGAGCCTATTCTATATTTCCCATTTGAGCATTTTATTACTGGCATAGTTTACTATAAATATACTTTCGATCTAAATTTATCTCGTCAAAGTTATACTTCTTTTGGCAGAACTCAAATAGCTTTTGTCCGCTTTCCTTTCGCATATCCGCATCGCTTACTAAATCTTTGATGTGTTTGTACCAATCCTTCTGGCTTTTAACGTAATGCACTGGCATATCTAAGTAAGGATTGACATAACTAACAATGGCAGGGTTCTTTTTAGCAGCCGTTTCTAATACCTTTAAGTTTGACTTCATAGCGTTGAACTTGTTATCAACCAATGGAATAACTGAAATATCCGAGTCAGTGTAAGCACCCATATATTCCGTAACCTTTGCATAATTATAGATCGTAGGGTTTAGCTTTAATCCGCAAGTGAAGGCATCAATCATTTTATCCCATATAGGTTTCTCCCCGTCATTGTAACCTGCAATTACAGTTCTTATGTTCATACCTTGTAACCTTTTAAACGGCTGCCTAAGTATTTCTAAATCTCTTTCGTGCGTTCCGCTACCGCTCCAAAATAATCTAACCTTGTAATCTTCGGTCTTGTTATCCTGGAACTGCTCTTGCCCGTAAGGTAATGCGTTTGGTAAGA